CTGGCAGACGGAGCCGCGGTGGACAGTCTCATTTGGGAATACCTGCAGCAGACCAATCCGGCGTTGACGGCGCGAACAAGAATTCTGCACAAGTCGCCCCCCTACGGCATTCCTCCGGTGGTGGTCCGCCCCGATCTGCCGGCCGATCGTTTCCCGCGCATACGTCAGCACGCTCTTCCCTGACAGTCCATCCGTTGAATTGATCATCAGGTGCAGGATCTCGTTGCCCGGGATATGCTCCACCTCCCCGTTCGGGAAAGTGGATTTGAACCACAATCCGCCGCTTTTATCGAATTCCGGCGTGGTCTTATCCGCGTCCAGGATGAACCACTCCCTATACCCGCTTACCGGCTCCCAGATGTACGCGTTCCCGTAGTAGATCAGCCACTGCACCACTGTCTTCTTGAACACGAACGGGGTCATCCACCGATTGGGTTGGATTTCCATCAGGTAGGCCGTGTTGCGGGTGACCCCGTTCGGTGCTACCTGGCTGATTGACCTTCCGGTCTTTTGGAAGACCTGGAACGGTAGTGACGCAATATCATCGCTCAAGATATTTCCGCAGCGGTATGCCGTGGCAATCGTCTTAGCCGTTTCTGCAGAAACATTCTTCCCGGTTTTGGTGAACAATCCCCAGGAACGCAGAGACTCCGGCCTGGTTTCCGGCTTGATGGGCGGCGCCCCAGGTTCCGGCATCGGAACGTTGCGAATCGAGCGAATGAGGTCGCTGATGATCATTGGACCCGTCCAAATCCGATCATTACGCTGAAGATCAGGAGCATCCCACCCGCGACGAACCAGATCAGGTTGGGGTACAGGATCCAAACCCCATAAAGGATCAGCGCGCACCCTGCCAGCGCTAGGAGATCATCCAGATATCTTTTCATTCAGCCCTCTTTTCCAGGATCACGTTGACGTTCCCGTCCTCGGTGTATCTGAGCTCAACGATCTTCCACGGTTTTGGCTGGTACGTCATGTACCTGCCATATTCCGGGTCAAAATGCTCAAATGTCACGGCCGTGATCGGGTTGCAGTGGGTAGGATCATGCAGAAACCCGGCCGATCCACCATAAGGTGTCTCAATATCCACCCGTCCGCCAACCTCCATCACCCGCCACAGCTCGTTCATGAACTCAATAAACGGTCGTCGTGTCCCTTGAACCGTCACGCATGTGGGTGGAATGTGCTCGAGAATATGCCAAGCTTTCGCGAATTCAACGCTCTCGCTTTCGATTGGCCACGGGTGCACGTTCAGATCATGCACAATATCAACGCCCGGCAGCGCCTGCATATCGACCCCTACAAATCCCAGGTCTTTATGATTACCACAGGCAATATCTAATCTCATCACATGCCCCAATCATCACTCAAAATCGTTGCGCTCAGATCCACAGTGCCCTGGTAATACTGCGCCCGCGCCATCGCATTGGCCAGCGCAACGATCGGATCGATCCTCTTCGTCCTCACAACGCTCTTTCCCTTATGCTCTTTCACAAACTTGATCTGCTCATTCCCGTTCTTCGCAATACTGGCGTTGCCAAACGTCCACCGCGCCACCGGGTTGTTCTCATGGGTCAGCTTTCCCTGTTTCAGCAACGTTTCGATAAGATTGATCGGACCGGTCATTACCGCATAAGTCTGAGGTACATCCACACAGGCGATATGCTCGTTTTCCAGCTCCTGCAGCAGCATCGCTGCAAATGCCCGGTCGCTGGGTACTTCCTTCACGTTGTACAGGTCATTCCACAACAGGATCCGCTTCTTCACCTCTGTGTAATCCACCACGTTTCCAGAGGTCGCCGTGATCCAGCTTCCCTTCTCCCACTGGTCATACGGTACACGGTCCGTTCGCACCCGCTCCGCCATATTATCCGCCGGGATGAAAGTGTCCCAGATCACACGCCAGTCCAGTTGCTCACCCTGGGGAGGAAACAGCGCACACAAAGCCGTCAGGTCCGTCGTGGAGGAAAGATCCATCCCCACAAAACAATCCTTCCCTGCCAGGTCATTGCGGGTCCATTTCCCCACTGTATGATCAAACAGATCGATCGGCAGCCAGGTGGTGAGCTTGGTCGTGATCCACTGGTTCAATCGCAACCACCGGAACAAACGTTCGTCTGCCGGATTGTTCCTCGCCTTGATCGCCGCTTCCCTGAACCCATCTATGGTAATAGTGTGGTCGAGGCTCGGGTTGGCTTTGTACCAATTCGCCTCGTTGTAAATATCATCGCCGTCGTAATTGAATACTGTCACGTACCAGGTTGGATCGATGATCTCCCCGGCGAGGATCTTCATCGCATAATCATGCTCTTCCCATCCGATCGATACCCGGTCCGGATCATCCCCGGCCGTTGTGATGATCCACCAGATCGGCTGCTCGCGCGCGTCGCCAGAACCTGAGGTCATCACATCCCACAGATCCCGGTTAGGCTGCGCATGCAGTTCATCGAAAATACAACAGCTCACATTCAGGCCATGCTTGGTATAAGCCTCGGCCGATTCCACCTTGTACACCGACCCAGTCCGTTTATCCTGGATCTCTTTCCTGGAATCCGTGATCTTTGCCCGCTTGTCCAGCACCGGGTTCTGCGCGATCATATCCTTCGCCACGTTGTACACCAGAGACGCTTGCGCCCGGTCCGCCGCGCACCCATAGATTTCGCCGTTCATTTCGCCGTCCGCGAACAGGTGATACAACGCAGCACCCGCCGCGAGCTCGCTTTTTCCGTTCTTCTTCGGGATCTCGATGTACACGAACTTAAACTGCCTGGTGCCATCCTCGCGCAGCGTCCCGTACACCTCACGAACGATCTTCCCTTCCCAGGGCAGCAGTTTAAACTGCTCACCGTGGAACCTGCCCTTCGTGTGTTTTAAATTCTCGAAGAACGTCACTGCGCGTTCTGCATGCGCCTGGCTATACATCATCCCTCCCAGGCTGCAGGCAATGACTAAAACTAGAAAGAGCTTGAGTAAATTCCTCATGCTTCATCATCCGCTGGTTCACCACTCTTCACCGGTACCCGCGTGGGCAGCCTGTTCAGCAGCTGCTCGAACGGATCCTCGGGTGGTTCATCGAGCTTCGTCTTCGGGGCAGCTCCTGCCCGGGCTTTTGGTGTCAGGTACAGGCTCTGGCGCAATTTCATGAGCAAGTCTCTCTTCCGGTCTGCCCGGCTGTCAAGCTGCACCACCTCATTGGTCGCGTCAATCACCCTGCTTGCCACTTTCGCAGCCCCTTCGATATCGCCTTTCTTACGCAGCTTCTCCAGCTCCTTGGCCAATACCAGCATTGAGTCGTATGCCGCCCGCCGCATCTGGTCAATCTCCGACTTCTGTTCCTCAAGAATGCAGTAGTCGATCAGCTGGTCCATATCCAGCCTGGTAACAACCACCGCTTCAACCTTGTCGTACTCCCGTTTCATCCGCCGCCAGGTTGCCTGCGCCACAGGGTGATCCTTCAGCCTCGCGGGCATCGCCGGCAGCTTCGTGCCACCAGTCAATGCCTCTTCCTGGGCAGCTCGCTGCTCGATTTCCGGCTTTGTCGCGTGCCGGGTGTGAAGTCCTACAGGCTTAGGCGCTGGCATATATTCCTGGATTTCTCACATTGGGAGAAAAATTCGCAAAGATGAGGGCGCGCGGTTTAACTTTTAGATTTAAAAACTTTTTCATGCCCCTCCCCCTCGCGCGGAAAAATTAATCTCCGCCGCCGTCTTCTTCGCATGACATGAATGGCACAACGACTGGAACGGACCTCGGAAGAACAGCACCACATCCCCCCGGTGTGGACTGATGTGATCCACGTCCGTCGCCATCGTGAACACCCCATGCTTCATGCACTCAGCGCATAACGGCGCCTTCACCAACTGCCGCGCCCTGATCTTCCGCCAGCGCGCCGAGTTGTACAGATGCGCCCACTCCCTGTGATGATCCGGCGCGGACGCCGCCGCGATCCCGCGGTGCGCGTCGCAATACCCGCTCACCACCAGGTTCGGGCATCCTCCATACGCGCACGGCTTCATCGCTCTGCTCGGCATCATCGCTCACTTGAACAAAATACTCGCCTGCCCGGTGATCAACGTCCAGATCAGCCCAATCACCGACACGCCCAACACACCCGCGATCCACACCACCACGCGCATCGTAGGCGCCAATTTCTCAAGTGCTCGGAGCCTGTCTTCATGGTCTTCCACCTTCAGAACAACAGACTCCGATCGCGCATCATTACGCTCGATCGCCTGGACTCGATTGTCAATTTGATCCACCTTGTCCTCCACGCGCTTGATCGACGTCTCCAGATCAATGAGCTTCTGCAATATCACCGCGTTACTCGTGCTGGTTATCGCAGCCATCGGATTACCCTACTCCAACATCCCTGCCCGCTTTAGCCTCGATCACATCCGACGGCTGGGCGCTGGCGGTGTATGCCAGCTGGTTACCTCCCACCGCAACGATCACATAAATCGCCAACTGCTTGATTCCTGCCTCTGAACATGCCAGCCCAGGTATCTCAAAAAATTCGACGCATGCGCCCAGAAACATCAACACAGCCAGCAACGTGACGGATATTAGATTCACCAATGATTTGTAATGGGATGGCAGGCTCGCGAACTGCACCCTCACGCTCGGCCAGTACGAAAGCACCAGCGAGAGCCCCACCGCTGCCAGCCCCAACAGGATCTCGCTCGACAGCGTCCACCCCTCCGGCAGGATCACATTCGCTGCCAGCAACACCCCCACGAACACCGCCAGCACCACAATTGCAAAACCGAACCATTTCAAAAATCTGTTCATTTTTTCGCCTCCCGAGCGTTTTTTGCGAGTCCCGCGAACGAATGGAATTCGTGAGCAGGGATCATCCAGTACGTTAAAACAAAAACCGCCGACCGATGGAAATACGCTTTCCCATCTGTCGGACGGTCAGTTCCGAACCCTAAATCCTATTCAATTGCTGATAAAATTTTAGCACATTTTCATGCAAAAATAAACAACTATTTTTACGCTTTCAACAGCCTCCCGATCAGCTTTTCGAACATCTGATCCCTCACCGACCAGTGAAAAGGCGCCCCGCAATGGATGCACACCCCGTGCGCCTCCCTACTCAGCACATTCCCCAGTTTCAAGAAAGAAGCCCCGTCAGAATGTATCAGCGTCCCCAGCTCCCGCCGGCAATCCGGGTTGAAACACCTCACCACATCCACCTCATCCGCCATGATCCACGCTCTCCACCTCACGCGTCTGGTACGGGTTCGGCAGGATCTTCTCCAGCATGAATTCTCTGATCATCTCGTCCTCCTAAATGTCGAGGTAATTGTCATCGTTTTCACAGAAACACCTGTTAATCTGTCATTGCGAGCGCTCTTCGCGAA